CTGGTCAAGATGAGGACCTTGGGGGTGCCGATTGAGGCCCTTTGGGCTCTGTACGGTGCCACTCCTGCCCAGATCGAAGAGTGGCGGGCCATGCGGACTGCTGAAGAGTCAGGCCCGCAGCTGGCCCCCCAGCCGCTGCCAGCCCCAGCCAGCGGCAAGAGCAAGGCAGGAGCACCGACCCTGCCAGTTACGGAGTAAACCACCCATGACCACACCCACACAGCCTGCACCGCCAGCGCCACCCCAGCCCCCTGCTGCTAACGGCTCGCACAGCGAACCTCAGGCCCCAGGCCAGCCTGGCATCCCATCACAGCAGGCAGCTCCTGGCAGCCCCCCAGCTGCGCCAGCAGCCCCAGCAGCTGCCCAGAATGGGGACTCAGCTGAAGAGCTGAGGACAGCACTGGCAGCCCAGCGCCGCCGCACCAGTGAGGTGGAGGCTGAGCTGGCCAAGCTGAGGCAGCAGTCCATGAGCGAGGCTGAGCGGGCGGTGGCTGCTGCCCGTGATGAGGGCAGGGCTGAGGCCAGGGCTGAGGCAGCCCAGGCCCTGGCTGCTGAAGTGTTCCGCACTGCCGCCACCGGGAAGCTGGCGGACCCAGATGCCCACCTGGAGGTCATCGACCTGGCCAAGCTGGTCAGTGACGGGCAGCCCAACCGCCGCAAGATCAATGCTCTTGTGGACCGGCTGGCTGCTCAGGTGCCAGCCCCGCCTCAGCTGCCAGGCCGGGTGCCAGCCGGTCCCCGCCAGCCTGCTGCCGAGGACGACTGGATGAGGGCCCAGCTCCGGTAGCGGTGAGCCTGCCTGGACCCTGCCCTGGGCTCCGTGCATACTGGCTGTGATGCCAGGCGGCGGGAGGCCCCTGGCAGCCGGTAGCCGAATCCGGTCGTTTCACCTAGGCGGGATGCCAGGGCCGGGACTGTGAGGCGGGATGCCAGCAGCCCCCCGGTAGCGGGAAAGCGGTAGCCCCCATTCCTGCACCGGAAAGGCTACCCGCCATGGCTCTTGGCGACTTCAGTGGAGTAATCCCGCCCGAGCAGTCCTCCGTGATCCTGAAAGAGGCTGCCAGGTCCTCAGCGGCGCTGACACTCGGGACCCGGCTCCCGATGGGTGTCGGCGTCACGAACATGCCTGTGCCCAAGACGTTCCCCACCGCCAGCTGGGTGACCAGCGCGTCGGGAAGGAAGCCCTACACAGACATCGGCCTCAAGACGGCGGTCGTGACCGCTGAAGAGGTCGCCGCGGTCATCGGCATCCCCGACAAGATGATCGAGGACAGCTCGATCAACCTGTGGGCCTACTGCCGCCCGCTGGTGGCCGAGGCCATCGCCAGGGCCCTGGACGATGCGGTCCTGTTCGGCATCGGTGCCCCGGCCTCATTCCCGGTGGGTGGCGTTCTGGGCAGGGCTGTGGCTGTCAATGCGGGCAGCGACGCCCTGGATACGGTCAACAAGTGCATGGCCCAGGTCGAGGGCCAGACCCTCGACGTGACCGGGCACTGCGCGTCCCGCACGGCGCGGTCACTGTTCCGGGGGCTCCGCGCCACGACCAACGAGCTGATTCTCGGCAGCACGCAGATCGAGGACTACCAGGTCCAGACGGTCTACGGCAGCCCGATCACCTACGTTCCCTGGCACTACACGACCGGTGCCGCGCCCGCAACCTTCGTGACCGGCAACTGGAAATACTGCGTCATCGGGGTGCGGCAGGACATCCGGTTCGAGATCAATCCCAGCGGCGTGATTGCCGACGCGGCAGGCGTGGTCCTGGTCAGCGGCTTCCAGGACAACGTGACGCCGGCGAAAATTTGGGCTCGGTTCGGCTGCGCGATCATTGACCCGGTCACCCCTGACCAGCCAGCTGGCGGCAAGGCATTCGCCAAGGCTGCCCTGGGTGCTGCCTCAGGCACCGCGCCCACCATGGCTGAGGCCGATGAGGCTGAGGCTGACCAGCCGCAGCGCAGTGCCAAGGCAGGTGCCAAGGCGTGACAGCCCCCCCGGTCGCGGTCATCCTCGCCAGCGGCTACTGGGACACCCAGACAGGTGCCCCTGACGTGGCCCCAGGCGCGGGCAAGTACCGTGCTGACAGCTGGGCCAGCCCCACCCTGGTAGCCCTGGCCTCCACCGACAAGGACGGCTACGACCGCCACGCCGGTCTGGTCAGCATCCAGCCTGGTGACGCGGTCATCCAGCAGGGCCCAGCTGACTCCCAGGACTTCCAGCAGTGGACCGTGACGAAAGTCACCGACCAGGGCACCTGGGTCCAGCTGGCTGTGGGGGTGGCCGCGACCGGAACGGCGTTCGCAGCGCCGGGGAGTAACCAGTCACGCCTGGTGCAGGCCCTCCAGGTGGCCCCCCCAGCCGGGCCTCCAGACACTGGCGGGGCATCGTGGGAATCCTGGGCCCCGCCGCTGGACCCGCCCACAGCTGGGGGGCTGCCCTATGCCCAGGCCCAGGCCATAGCCGACCTGTGGTGGGCTGCTGAGCCCCATCTGTGTGCCGCGCTTCAGTGGGAAGCCTACGCAGCCACCCTCGCGCCCACCCCAGCTGTGGCCTCAGTGTCCACCGGAGCCCAGTCTGTGGCCTACAGCCCAGCCGCGCCCACGGGCAGCTACGGGCTGGCCATCCAGCGGGCTGAGTGGCACCGCTCGTTCCTGGCCAGCGAGCTGCTCACCGCGCCGATGGTCAAGGCCCCGCCCTACTACACCGACCCCGTGGGCTACATGCCCTGGTGGACCGTTGACCAGGTGCCGCCGCCATGACCATGCTGCTGCTCGGCCTCGACCAGGTGACCCTGTACGCCCCAGGGGCAGCTGACGTGCTCGGCTGGGCCCAGCCCCACCCTGCCACCACCGTGTGGACCGGCACCGGCAATCTCCAGCTCACAGCTGGGGCCAGTGACCCCAGGGCTGAGACAGGCGGCGGGTACGGGCCCTTCGAGCCCAACCGCGCCGAGACAGGCACGCTCTACCTGCCTGAGGATGCCCAGCCAGCTGAGGGCCAGGCAGCAGACATCCGGGGCAGGCGGTGGACCCTGTCCCAGACCAGGCTCATCACCGACCCCACCGGGGGGCAGCTCACCTGCTGGGCTGCCACCGCCACCCATGATGTGCAGCTGGCGGGCTCCAGTGGCTAGCCAGCGCAAGGCCACCTTCCGGGTCACGAACCGCCATGCCCCCAGGCTCGCGGTGGACCACGACATCGGCCGCAGGGCAGCTGTCCTGAAGGATGACGCAGCCGAGCTGACCCCCCGCAGGACAGGGCGGCTGGCCAGCTCCTGGCAGGTGACCAGGAAGGGCCCGGCTGAGTATGCCCTGACCACCGACGTGCCCTATGCAAAGTACGTCGAGTACGGCACGAAGGACATGCCCCCTGCCGCGATGCTGGGCAGGGCCCTGGCCAAGGTCAGGCACCGCCGATGACCACCCCCGTGCTGCCCCTGCCACCGGGCCATGACCCTGTCCTGGACTACCCGCGCCCGAATGTTGAGCTGCTGGTCTGGCAGACCGTCAGCCCCCTGGGCGGGGTAGTCACCTGGGCCTACAGCAGCACCGAGGGCGACCCGCCAGGCTGGCTGTCTGTCCTCAGCATCCAGGTGGACTGCCGTGCCAGCTCCCGCCAGCTGGCCTCAGATCGTGCAGACATGGCCCGCAGGGCTGTCTGTGCCCTGCCCTCAGCCTCCTGGGCTGGGGGCGTGATTAACCGGGTGGATGTCACGGAGGGGCCGCTGTGGGCCCCTGACCCCGATGGCGCCCCCCGCTATGTGGTCCGCTTCGACATCACCGCGCATCCCCGAGGCGGCTGAGTCAGGAAAGGAAACAACCGATGCCAGCAGCACCCCCCGACACTGAGACCAGGGCCCCTGAGCCCAGAGTCCCCTACGTCGCTGCCCTGTACCCCAATGAGGTCCAGGTCGGCACGGCAGGCGGGCCAGGTTTGTACGTGGCCCCAGTGGGCACCGCCGCGCCCGCTGACACTGTGGTGGCCTGGGCCAGCCCCTGGGCCATCCTGGGCTACATATCCGACGACGGGCCCACAGTCGGCCAGAACACGAGCAAGCAGGACATCGTCCCCTGGCAGACCCGGACCCCGATCCGCTCAGTGGTCACCGAGCGGCAGGTGACGCTCCACTACATCCTGTGGCAGCTCAACCAGAACACGCTCGCGATGTACTTCGACACCGACGTTCCCACCCCGGCAGCTGACCAGTCCCTCAGCTTCGATGTCAGGTCCGACTCCCCGCAGCACCTGTATGCCATCGGGGTGGACACGAAGGACCAGCGCGGGATGCGGATTATCTTCCCGAAGGCCAGCCTCTCCGACGCGGGCGACATGAAGATAACGAAGGGCTCCGCGGTGCCCCTGGAGGTCACCCTGTCAGCCCTGGACGTGTCGGGTGTGCTGGCCCACATCCTGCTCGGTCCTCCGGTCCCGTGACGGGCAGGCAAGCCGCGAACGGTCATGCCGAACACTTCGACCTGGATGCTGCTGTCAGGGCAGCCCAGGGTGAGGCTGAGGCGGTGCCGTTCCGGTTCACCTACGGCGGTGAGGACTACGAGATACCTGCTCCTGCCACCTGGCCCCTGACAGCCATGTCGGTGCTGTCATCCGGGGACCTGCCCAGGGCCCTGGCCCAGCTGCTGGGCCCTGACCAGTTCGCCAGGCTGGAAGCCTCAGGCATCACCCTGGGCGGCATCAATGCCCTGTTCGAGGCTGTCGGCCAGGCGTCCGGCCTGGGTGGTCTCCCAAACTCGTCAGCGCAGCCGCAGCCCGCTTCGACCCGGACGTAGAGGCGAGCCTTATGGCTGCCTACGGGGTTGACACGCTCGACCCCAGGGTGTCGCTGCGCCGGGTGTGGGTGCTGCTGACCAGGCTGCCACCGCAGTACCGCAGGCCAGGTGAGGCATGGTCGGTTGAGGCTGAGCTGACCGCCACCCTCATTGACCACATCGCCTACCTGACCTGGGTCACGCTCAAAGCGAACGGGGCAACCGGGGCACCGTTCCCCAGGCCGTTCCCCAGGCCCCCGCGAGGGGTGGCCCGCCGCCCAGCTGCTGCCCCAGCAGCTGCCAGGCCCCAGCTGCCTGAGGGTGAGGTCAAGACAGGCTCCTGGAGCGAGGCTGGGCAGCTCCTGGCTGGCATCCCAGGGGTGGTGACCCACGATGGCTGAGTACAGCTACGCCTCGCTCCTGGTCCCGGTGTGGGCCGATACCAGGCCCCTCGAAAAAGAGGTCCGCTCTACCGCTACCAGGGTCGGCACCCAGGCAGGCCAGCAGATAGCCGCCAACGCCGGTAAAGAGGTGAGCAAGCGCGGCGGCGGCCTCGGCAGGGCATTCGGCAGCCTCGGGCAGCTGACACGGCTGGCAACCCCGGCCCTGGCTGCCGTGTTCGGCGGCGGTGTGCTGCTGTCAGGTGTCAAGTACGTGGCCAACCTGGAGCAGGCCACCACCGGGTTTAAGACCATGCTCGGGTCGGGCAGGGCCGCCACCTCCATGGTCAAGGACCTCCAGGCATTCGCGGCCAAGACGCCGTTTAACTTCCCCGACCTGGTGACCAGCAGCCAGCGGCTCATTGCCTTCGGCTTCAATGCCAAGCAGGTCATCCCGACCCTGACCGCCGTGGGTGACGCGGCGGCAGGGCTGGGCCTGGGCAGTGAGGGCGTGGACCGCATCACCACCGCCATCGGGCAGATGCAGGCCAAGACCAGGGTCCAGAGTGATGAGCTGCTCCAGCTCACTGAGGCAGGAGTGCCCGCCCTGCGAATCCTGGCCAACCAGTATCACGTCTCGACAGCCGAAATGCAGAAGATGGTGACAGCCGGGGCGGTCAGCTCGTCTAAGGCCATCCCGCTGCTGCTGTCCGGGCTCGAAAAGGGCACTAAGGGCGCAGCCGGGATGACAACCGCCTTCGGCGGGCTCATGAAAGCCCAGAGCACCTCACTGACCGGCCTGTGGTCCAACTTCGTGGACACCGC